GTTGTTGGTATAAGTGATAGTTTGGAAAACTCTACACAGAAACGTTGTGTTTTGGCAGAAGAAATGGGACATCATCATACTTCTAATGGAAATATATTAACTATGAGTTCTGCATCCAACCGCCAACAGGAGCATAGAGCAAGGATTTGGGGATACAACAAGCTGATTGGACTTAGAGGATTAATTGATGCCTTTGAACACCACTGCCAAAATATGTACGATATTGCAGATTATCTAAATATTACAACTGATTATTTAAAAGAAGCTATTCGCACTTATCAAAACAAATATGGCAATTATGTTGAGTTAGACAATTACATTATACAGTTCAACTACCCTAGTATTGGCATAATAAAAAATATTTAAAGCGAAACCACATTGGTTATTTAGAGTTAATAGCTCATTAAAATGAATTTAATTAAAAATTATTTAATAAAAGGAGGTTTTATTTATGATTAACTTTTCAGAAAATGCTGTATTCAATTTAAAGCCAATTGATGAAAAAGCTGTACAGCAAGATGTAACTAAATTATTTGTTGATGGTGAAATAATTATTGGTGCCTACAAAACAATACGTGATCAAGTTGTTTTTACCAATAAGCGTATTATTACCATAGATGTTCAAGGCATAACTGGAAAAAGAAAGGATTTCTCCACACTTCCCTACTCTAAATTACAGTATTTTAGTGTGCAAACACCGGGATTTGCAGAGTTTATTCCTGATTGCGAAATGGAATTATTTTTTACCAATGGATTTAAGGCTCGTTTTGAATTTAAAGGCAATTGCAATATTATAGAACTTGGAAGAATATTGTCTCAATATGTTCTTGCGTAAAATTAACAACTGCACTTTGAAAATATAATATGCTTACCAGGGGAACCGAAGGGGCGGTTGGCTGGCTTCTGTATTCTACGAAAGGAGCTGATGCCAATGGTTACATATGGAGATTTATTCGAATTTGTAATTATGCTTTGCGCTGTTATAACTCTTGTATTAGCTATCATTAATGCAAAAAAGTAACGTCCTCTCTCTGGTAAAGGTAGACGTTACTTCTTAACTTACTATCACAACCAGAAGCTAGGCTCAATCTAGCTTTCGGTTCTCTTATTAAGTATATTATATCAAATTGAAGCATTTAGTCAACGTTTAGTCAATACTTAGTTAATATTTAGTCAACATTCAACCCCCTCGAAATCGAAGGGTTTAGAATCTAAAATAAAAGAGCCAGCCACTAAGGACCAGCTCCAACGAATGATGCAAGACCATTCACTAACCACGAACATTGTATCATTTCTTGGAGCACCCGGTCAATCAGAACTATTGTTCTGTGGATGGGTGTTATTTTTATACCCTTTTTTAGGGAGAAAGGAATACAATATGAGATTACCTAATGGATACGGAAGCGTACATAAGCTTTCAGGAAAAAGACGAAAACCTTGGAGAGTCAGAATTACTTTACAACGATGTTTAGTTGATGGAAAAGCTAAACAAATTTATGGTAATTTAGGTTATTATGCTACGCAGAAAGAAGCCTTACAAGCCCTGGCGGATTATAACGAAAATCCTTATGATTTAACTGTTGGAAGATTGACTTTTAAAACATTGTATGAAAAGTGGTCAGAAAAACATTTTCAAACGGTGTCAGAATCAAATGTGAAAGGATATAAAGCAGCATTTAAACTATGCTCAGATATTGAAAATATGGTACTAACTGATATTAAGCTAGATCACTTACAACAAATAGCTGACAAATCAGGTAAAAACTATCCTACCTTAAGAAAATATAAGGTCCTACTAGGTCTTATGTATGATTATGCCGTAATACACGAATATTTACCGCCTGAAAAAAGAGAATTGATAAAATACATAGATATTAAATCAGCTGGTAATCCTAATGCTTTTAATAGAAAACCTTTTAGTAAAAAGCAAATTAAAGCCATTTGGGATGCTAAGGATTCCAATGAGTATGTTTCAGTTGTTTTAATTCTAATATATACAGGACTTAGAATAGGCGAATTACTAGACTTAAAGAAAGAAGATATTCATCTTGATGAAAGATGGTTCTATGTAAGGGAATCAAAAACAGAATCAGGAATCAGGGAAGTTCCAATTGCAGAAAAGATTGTTCCTTTATTTGAATATTGGATGAAAAAAAATAGTGATTATTTAATCTGCTCCCCAAGTGAAAAACATTTTACTTATCGTAATTATTATGATTCCTATTGGGTTCCTGTAATGGTTCAATTAAATATGGGTCAATTAGTACCTGTTGAAGATAAAAAGAAACCAACTTATAAAGGACACCGACCACATGATGCAAGACATACGTGCATTAGTCTTTTAACAGAAGTTTGTGTGGATGAACGCATTCTTCAACAAATTGTGGGGCATAAGGGACAGAATGTGACCAGAGCTGTTTATACACATATTGACCTACCTTATAAGCTTGAAGCCATAAATAAAATTTAAGCAGGTGATACTTATGAATAAAAACAAGTACAAACAACAATTCTATAATGAACACTATGAAAGAATACATCTTGCGGTACCAAAGGGTATGAAGAATACGATTAAAGTTCTTGCAAACCAAAAAGGGATGTCTATTAATTCTTATATACAGGATTTAATTAGAAAAGATCAGGAAGGCTTTTTTGATACTATGCAGGTTGCAGATAAAAACAAAGAATTAATTTCAGGAATTACCGGGAATATGCATGATGGTTATGATATTATTTTTAAAGATGGCTATAAAGTACATTGCCGAACCAAGAGAGAAGCTCGCTCTGCCATAATTGAATATTGTAAAAAAATTGGTGCCTAATCGGCACCTTTTTTGTTAAATCAATATCTTGCACAAGACTGTTAAAATCTTGCACAAGATACCATTTTTCTTGTGTATTGCTTGTGTATTGTTTGTGTATTACGCACTGATTTTTGTATATTTTAACACACTTTAAAAAAAAGAAAACCCCCGTAAGCATAGGCTTTTCGGGGGTTGTGTGTTTTGATATAACTATCTCTTTGAAAACTGTATTCCTTTTATAATAGGTAATTTCAAGCGTATTGTGTATTATCAGAGTATTGTTGATATATCATTAAACAATCGCACGTCATTTTTCATTGCTTTCTTCTTCATTATAATAGATACTTAGCTTTCATATATCCAACTACACCATTATACTCAACTTTTGCATATCCTTTACTGATATACATTACATTGACTTTTGTTTTATTTGGAACTTTCTTTTTAAGGACTTTTGTTCTTGTTTTATTCCAGATGTTCAATCCTTTCTTTGTTCCAAAAACTTCCTTAGTCCAAGTCTTTTTGAACTTTTCAAAGGTTCCGTAAGTTCTTTTCAACTTAGCCGGAGTATCGCCCCACTTTCCAAGATAGAAATGTGGAGTATCTACAGGGCTAACCCAGTCACCACCCCAGGCAAGACCGACCTTCTTTGACTTGGCTATTTTAGCAACATCCTTAATACCTTTATTATTGTAGGTATCATCTGTAACCTGTCCATCTCCATCTACATCATACTTCAATGCAATGTCAAAAGCAATGCCCCACTGGTGCTGACTAGAATAATCACTTCCTTTCGCATTTGTTACAATGTTTCCTTTCTTGGTTCTTCCCTGAGCATAAAGTTCATCCTGCTGTGCCTTGCTTCTAAATCCCTGCGTAATAATAAGGTATATCCCTTTCTTTGCACACTGCTTTAAAAGTAAAGTTAACTTGTAATTAAGCCAAGGATGGAGCTTGGTTCTGTCAATTCTAATATCGTGTTTCTTATTCATTATTCTTCCTCACTTTCCATTACTTTTATGCCATATTCTTTAGCACATGTATGCTCAATCTTACATCCTCTGTATTTCTCCCAATCTTTACAGAAATACGCAATATCTGCATCTGCCAAAAGTTTCAAGCTCTTACCTAAAAACCACAATGGCTTTGCATTATGTGGTGCATTTTCAAAAAAGCTATCAATGATTTCTACATCCTCATTGTATGTTTCTTTAATTCTATTAACTGCTTTTGCTCTTTCTTCTTTAATCTGTTCATCTGTTTTGTCTCTCATTGGCTGACTTATAAATACTTTCATTTGTCTATTCCTCCACTTCCGGCAATCCTGCCACTGATGTTGCCACACTTAATATTCCTGCAAGTACTGTTGCTGACACTACCACCTTCCAGTCAACTGCTGCTAATACTGCTGCAGAACCGATTGTTGCAATAAATGTCTGTGCCATTGTTTTTACAGCTCTGACACCTGCTGCCTTAATCCATTTCTTTGTCTTGTCACTCATTCGTTTACTCCTTTCCCTGCTTCATTGGCAGTTCCTTTACTCTCTTATAAATCTCTGAACCTGTTCCATTTCCTCCCAAGGCATGATAAGCATTATACAGATGTTCAAAATCATCCAATGCTTCCACCGATATATGTTCCTGTGCTATGTACTGCTTTCCCAATGTATATATCTTGTTATGCAGGATGGCTATTACGCCATCCTTAATTAATTTATATGATGAATTTTTTGACTTTGCATAATTAACTGCACTAACAAAAATTGCACCAATTAATGAAGGAATCCCACACAAGGATAAAATCTGATAAAGTGTCATATGTTTTTCCTCATCTTTCTCTGTTTTTGGGTATAAAAAAAGGACCTTTAAGGTTCTGCTCTAACATTTACTGTAACTTTCGTCAATCCACCATCCATATTGCATGAACCGGTATACACATTCCTTTTGAAATTGTTAAAGGTCCAGAAAATCCATAATAATTAAAAGATACTGTGCCACCTGGATTAATTGTCATCATCCATCTGGCAGTTGTTTTATTTTTTATATCTCCCTGTTGAATAGACCATACATTGCGAGAAGGTCTCATATCCTCAGGAATGTTTCTAAACAAACTATCATGATCTGCAAAACTTGTTGAATTTGTTATAATACCCACCAATTCCACAGTTTTCCCAACTCTTCTAATTTTAGGTGCATCAGTAGTGGACCATGCTGATATGCCATATCCACATTCAACCGATTTCCAGCCTGTATCATACACTTCTCCGGATGTTTCAATAAGGGTTAACTCCTGCCAATCCTTCCAGCCGGCATTTTCATAACGCTTATAAATCACATTGTTCTTTACATCAGGAATAAATATCTGAAACTTAGTTGATGTTTCCCCTTCAACATAAAGCATTCCCCAGTTAGTAACAGGTCTGTTTGTTCCTGCTGTTGTCTTTATATGATACACTCCATTTTCTGTTAATGTATTCCAATCCACTGCTGATGTTATGGTTTTTGTACCCAAAAAAATTTTTTTGAGGTTAGACAGAAAACTGCCTAACCCCTCTTTATTTAGATACGTATTTTGTATTTTTGCCATTATAACGCACCTCTTTTTTTAATTATTCTGTAATGCCAAATAATGCATTTATCTCTTTGTCTGAGATTGCTGTATAAGTAGTTCCTTCCAAAGTTGCCACTTTTGTTTTTAATGATGCAATATCATTCTTGTTTGTTGCTACCTGGCCATTTGCTAATGCTGTTACTGCACCTGCTTTTTCATAATTTGTGCTTGCTGTGTAAGCTGCGCTTCCAAGACCTTTTACAGCTACATCTGTTCCGTCAACGGAAACTGTTCCATTTGTTGTACCTGTTTTTACTGACTGAACTGCAGTATCAGCCTTTCCTAAAGAAGTCTGTACTGCTGTAGCTAATTTTGCCTTAGAAACATTACCATCAGCAATTTTAACTGTTGTTACCGCATTAGTTGCTAACTCAGTAGATCCAATAGAACCAGCTACAACAGAAGCACTAATTTCTCTTGTGGTTGCATCAATTGAAATCTGAATCTTAGTAGCATTTGCTTTTGCCTTATAAATATCAACAAGAGTACCTACGTTAATATATACCTTGTCATTTGTAGCATTAGCTAATGTTAATACTAAATATGTACCTGCACTTGTTGGTGCACCTGTTCCTGTTGGAAGTGTCTGTGCAGTGTATGTTTTAACTTCACCACTTGAAACCACCATATCCTTTGGAATATCAACTGTTCCAATTGTTTCAGTTCCCTGCTTAAATGTATAAGATTTAGCATATCCTGAAGTAGTAGTTGTTGTATCAACTGTTACTTTTTCTCCTCCAATTTTAGTATCAATTAATTTTTTAACCTGTGAATCATAAGTTTTTAATCCTTCATAATCTAAATATTTCTTTTCTACTGTCATTTCGTTTTCTCCTTTTCTATTCAAACATTTTATTTATCTCGTTGATTGAAATTGAATCAACCTTTCCACTAACTTCAATTTTTTTTGCTATGTCTTCTTTATCATCTTCTGTTAAAACATAACTACTACCATTGAATTTACCTTCATCTGCATCAGTTCTTACAGATTGTGCTATTTCTTTTGTTTCATTCAGTATTCCTTCTATTTGCTGTCTGAAACTCGGCTCATCATCTTTTGATGTCACTTCTCCAGGTCTTGCTCTTGGTTCCACCGGAATAATAAGCTTTTTCATTGTTGTTTCCGAATTACTGTCTATGTATTGAATATACAAGACAATTTCATTTCCCTGTTGCACAAAAAAATCAGGTATTTCTACCTGACCATTTACAACAATTTTGTTTTTTGTCATTTCTGTTGCCCAATTGGAAAATTGTACTTCCGCACCATCCGGAACATCAAGGAATTTTATTTTTTGTCCCTTGTCATACTGATAAAGCATTGGTGATTCCAAAGTATCGTGACCTTCAAACTCAATGGTAATCACATTTTTTTCTTTAATTGCTATCATTCGCTTCCTTCCTTTCCATTTCTTCCCATTTAGATTCATAATCAGTTATCTCTTCCCTTAAGCTGTTAATTCTGTCACGTATGTTCTGTCTTTCTGAATGGAGCTGTTCCATGTCATATGGGATTTCAATGTTCATAAGACTACACTCATAAGATTTTATGATCTTGTAATCTCCATCTGAAAGTTGTTTTTCCAATGAACTTAACTCCATCTTTTTTTCCATCATTTCATCATAGAAATGCATTTTTTCAATATACGCTTCCTCTTCCGCTGTAGCTTCTCGCTCAACTCCTGCATCTATTATTATCATTTGCTCCAATCTCCTAATCGTTCTTTGCTTCATATTCATCTGACAGTGCATTTATTCCTGACATTGTCTTGTTAAATATGATTGACTGCACGTTCTGCCTTGTTATTACAGGATTGCCATCTGCATCAGAGGACCACTTATCAACATCAAAAGTTACGTAATCGCCAAGCTCCAAGAATGGAAGGCCCAGTGATTTAGCCTTGAATGGTGCAAACTTAATGGTAAAAGGAATCTTTGGTTCAATCCATCCTTTTCCAACATTGTTTGCCACATCTAATAACAACTGATAACTTGATTTATGCGCACTGTAAAGTGGTGAGTAAGTAATTGTAAGGTTATTCTTTTTATTTTCTCCATTTAAAAGTGTGCCATTCATATCCATAACCTTCCAGCCATTGTTTACATACAAGCTGTCCTGTAATTCTATGCTGTCCTGCTCATACAACTCCGTAATGTTAATCATTCCTGACGGATGATAAAGTTTATTTTTCTTTTTCCAACAATCTGCAAAATACTCACTTTCAGGAGTCCACGTGGAATCAAACTCTCCAACTGAAACATATTTTACTGCATTAAATGTTCTTAAAAATTCATCATTAACATTTGAAACCTGAATTGTGTAATAAGATTTACCTGTTTCATCCAAATCGTGCAGCATTACTCTTCCGCTTCGTCTTAATGATATAGTTTTTAAATTTCGCCCAGAATATTTATTTACTGTAATCTCAACTCCAAGTTCTTCTGCCAACTTATCATCAAAAGAAAACTCAATTGAATAAATATTCCCCATTAAATCTGGAGTTTGAAATAATACACCTTCCTGTGGATTGATAAACGAAACATTTGATGTTACAAACCTGTTTGGATATTTAGTTATATCTATAACTTTTTCATAATATCCTTCCTCTCCATATGAATCACTAAATTTAACCACATTACCAACGCTATACTCTGTAGCTGAATTAAACTCACCCTTATAATTGGAATCGGCTGTTGTCGTTCTTTTTTCTGAATTTACAAACTTATAATCAAACTCACCTGTTGTTTGGTCGATAACCCCGCAGACACCATTCATATTGCAAATCCATTGCAATAATTGGAGTGCAGAATAATCTTCATTGAATGGACCTATTTTTAAATCTATTACATCCATTGGCAAACTAATGTTATAGAAATCTTTCTGATTTATTCCAATTTCAGAAAACAAATCATTTCTTAAATGAAAAACTTGTAAATCATTCGGAAAATATTTTTCAAGTTTTTCAACATATTCAGGTCCATTTATCGTTGGAGCTACACCAGTTGGTGGTATTGTTAAATCTCCTGAAGCCACTTTCACAATATTACAGGCTTGATAAAAACTATCTATATAGTCCTGTTTAAAATGATAATATCCTTTAGTTTCCACATTATTTGAATCAGTATATGTGCCATACACAGTCTGGTCTTTTTTATATGTCGTTTTTAACTTGTATGAACCCTGATAAGAATATGGATCTACCATTCCCATTCCATACTCATCCACCTTATTCATCCAATCCTTAATTGATTTTTCCTGATAATCGTGTAATTTATCATAGGCTATCAATTCACTATATCTTGGATCCGCTGCCTGTCTTGTAAAGCTTTCAACCTTTCCCCTGAATATGATAATGTCTTCTGTATTGGATGTATCAACATAACCATATACTCTTTGACATTCTTCCAATTCATCAGGATATAATTCATTTTTGTAAGCATTCGTCAATTCATATATTTTCAGGTTGCTTACAAATTCCTTGAATGCATCTGTATCTGTTCCTGAATAGCTTATTTCTGCAAACCACCCCTTTAACGGATAGTTACTTCCAACAGGATAATACTGTGGCATAATAATATCTGTTTTATTATTAAAATCTCGTACCACATAATAATACGGACCTCCAGTATACCAACATCTAATGGTCATGCTCACACCATCAAGAACCTTTTCTGATGTAAGAATTCTTATCCCGACAAAATTATCCGGTTCTCTTCCAAAAATGTTGTATTTCTTATCAGTTTCATTGTATACAATGTAAGAACTGCTTACTTTTGTTCGTTTGATATTTTCTGTTTTTTCATCAGAAACATCATCTGAATACATATAATATTCCTGGTCAAACTTTACTATGTCCCCTGACTTGTAATTCGTTCCCTTAACCCAGTCTCCTTTATAAGAATCATCCTTTACTGACAAAGTGGCTATGATGTCCTGACCTGTAATGTCTGTATCATAGTCAAATGTTGTAAGATTAAACTGAGTTGAAATGCAGCCCTGTAGCATCAAATTTGAATCACTACAAAGACTGCCTGTCAAACTCATGCTTTCTTCCTGAATGTTTGCATTTGTGATTGGAGTTAAGTTTGAATTATTCGGAAATGTGATTGTTAACTTCTTTGGAACATTCTGCTCTGTATATGCTCTTATTGTATCTTCATTTACGTTTAACATTGATGCTCCTTTCTAGTACTCTATGAATGCATATCTTATTGATTTGTATTCAATGTCAGGCTTACTTCCTTTGACTATTTTCTTTATCTCATAGTCTATGTCAGGAATATATGCTTTCATTTTCTGATATTTCAACTCTTCATTATTCCAATATTCAACACTTACTTTTCTTTCTGCATTATTTATCAGAGCCTTGTCTATTATCTGTTTGATTTTTCTCAAATCATTTAAATGCAATCCATCAATTGTGGTAAACTCAACTTTTGTTTTAAAGTTCGGAGAAGTCTGACGAATCAGATAATTGTTTGAATTTCTGTATGCTTTTAATTCAGTTCTTTGGTTGTCTGTTGATTTGTAGCTTTCCAGTGCTATGTATTCAGGTGGAAACTCCACATCGTTTAACTTAATTAAATATCCCTTAAAATCTGCCATACTACTCCTTTCATCAGGTCCATACAGGTTTACCTGTTCTTCTCTGCTCCTGAACCACTTCCTGCTTAACCATATTGAATACTCCTCTTGAATCCTGCTGCACAATGACATTAACCTGCATGTTTGAAATTGCATTAAGTAAGTCTTTATCAGAAATACCTGTTGTGTTTTCACCCTGCACCTGTCTAAATGCGTCCACAATTGTTGATAATGGAGATTCAATATTTGTTCCACGTTTCTGGTCACCTAATACTGCCATAAACTCATTGTTTGGTGGAATTACTGCACCCTGTGCCAAATGTGGAACATATCTGTCTTTTTCCGGAAGTTTTCCAATATTTAGACCAAATTGTTTTATTCCTGTCATTTTTTGAAACCATTTAGGTGGAGATATTTTTATTTTGTTAAGCATCTCAATGGCAGAATTTAGTCCTCCCACTATGGATTTAATCATTTTATTTATAAAGTCCAATATCATATTTATTGGTGACTTTACAACTGCTACTATTCCGTTCCATATTCCCTTAAGAATCTGTTTAATTCCTTCCCAAGCTTTCTTCCAATCTCCTGAAAATACTCCACCCAGGAAAGTAATTATTCCTGAAAGAACTGTTGTTATGCTGTTTACCACACCTTTTATGGTATTGAATGCTGATTTAAATGCACCTGCAAATGTATTTACAATAAAGGTAACAAATGGCTTCATCTTGTCCCATACCGCCTTTATTCCATTCCAAATATTATTTAATATAGGACTTATTGCTTTCCAAACTGCTGCCACAGCTGACTTTATGTCATTCCATGCTTTTATCCAGAAATTTCTAAATGCTGACGACTTATTCCACAGCACTACAAAAGCTGCAACCAACGCTGTTATTACAATAATTATCTTTGCCATTGGATTTAAGTTCATTACAAAATTGAGAGCTTTTTGTGCAACACTTAAAAGTTTTGTTGCTGCTGTCTGCAATCCTGTCTTTATTGTAGCAATTACCACTTGAGCATTATTCTTTACCCAAGCTGCTGTGCTTTTTATCAGAACTGCCGTTATATCCCTTAAAACTCCTAAAGCTCCTGACATATTACTAATAAACTGTGCTATTTTTATTCCTTCCATTGCTGTTCCAAGGGCAATAAATGCCGCCTTAACAGGAGTTATTCCGTTGTTTAATAATCCGGTCAATGTTCCCTTTAATAAACCAAAACTTGCAGTAATTGCATTGCCTATGATTGTAAACACTCCGGCTATGATGCTTTCCCAATAGATCGGAAGAAGAAATGTACCTATATCCTTTCCTATCTTGTCCCATTTCACTTTTTGTAAGAATGTGCTTATTTCCGTTAATGCGCCGACTACAGCTATTCCAATTGTTTGTCCTAATTCTGTCCAATTAATGGCTTTAAAAAACTTATTAACTGTTTTGGCTATTCCTTCTGCAAAACTGCCCCACGCATATGTGGTAACAAATCCATAAGCGGTGTCTATTGCTCCCTGTACTGCACTTCCTAAAGTCTTTCCCAGTAATCCCCACTTAAAGTTTTGAACAAATGAATTAATTGATTCACCTATGAATGTGCCAAACTGTTTAAAATCAAATGTGGTTAAAAACGTATATGCAAACCTAAGTCCCGTATTTAATGCCTGTGCAACTGTATTTCCCAGTGTTTTTGCCAAATCCATTACAGAAAAGAAACCATTTAAGGTCCTTGCCAGTTTTGAAGCTATGTCAGAGACCGTTTTCTGTATACTCTTCCACGGTATCTTTTTTAATGCATTATTTAACTTGTTTGCTACAAGCTTTCCTATGCCTTCCCAATCCCCTGATTTTATCAGTTTCTTAATCTGGTCAACAATTGGTACATCCATAGCCTTTGCATTAAATATCGGAGCAGATGTTGAACCTGATCCACTGCTTCCACTGTCAGAACCTGAATCAGTATCCTGCATTACATTTAATTCATCATATGATGCCAACTGCTGTTGCTTTGCCTTTGCATTCTTTTTACTTGCCTTTGTATTCTTATCTGTAGCCTGTGTGTTCTTATAAAGACTTTTTGCCATTGCTGTACTCTGTGCTATTGTCTTTCCAAATATTGAAGACATTACATTGGCAAGATAATTTGAAAATGTAACAAATGCAGACAACACACTTTTAATTGCCGGCAATACAAAGTTGTATAAAGGCGCAAATGCTGTTAACAGATTTCCCTTAATTTGAGCAATTAAATTTGACATTTCACCATCTACTGATATTACATTCTGAAATGCAGTTCTTAATGCTCTTAGTGCCTTGGTCATCATTGAAAATACAAACACTCTTTTGACCATTCCACCAAGTTTCTTGCCTAATCCGTCAACCTTTCCTCCTACCTTCCCAATAAGATTAGGAACCATATTTAATTTTTTTGTTAATGAATTGCCAACATTTCCTGCGTCCTTTCCAAACTTTCCAACATTCTTAATGACACCCAGTAACTTGGAACCTAATCCCTTAACAGATGAGCTTACCTTTTCAGACATTGATGTGCCTGACTTTCCTGCATTTTCTTCTTTTTCTGCCAGTTCACCAATACGCTGTTTCAAAACATTAACTTTTCCCTGTGCATTATCGACATTCTGAGAAAACTTACTAAACTTTTCTGTATCACTGCCTAATTTAAACTTCTTGCCTTCCTCATTAAGTCTTGATACCTCTGATTCAGCAGCTTCCAGTTTTTTATCAACTGTATCAATGTCATACTGCATTTTCTTGTATGTCTGGCTATTTTTGTTTCCACCTGTCTCCTCAAATTTTTCTCTTGCATCTAACAGCTTAAGAAATTTCTTTGTTAAGGTGTCTACTTCTTTCTCTGCTGCAACATATTCTTCTGTTTTTATCTCTGTATTGGCAAACTCTTCTTTCTTCCTTATGGCATTCTCCAATTCCACTTCTGCTTTTCGCAGTTGCTCTTCCAATGACATCATCTTGCTGGAAGTTTCAGAAGTGTCCACCTTTAAGGCATCCTTAATGATTCCACCCAATGATTTGATTGAACCTTTTAATCCACTAACAGATGAACTCATATTCTCTAAGCCTTCTTTAAAATCTGTATCATCTATTTTCGTATCAAAATTTAAATATCCATCTGCCATATCTTCACCCACAAAAAAAGACCACTATATTCCAAGTAGCCTTTTTAACTCTTCTTTTTCCTTTAGTTCTTCCTTTGTGTACCTTGTCTTTAGGTCCACCATTTCCCTGTTTTTTCTATAAAATTCAGCTTCATGCTTTTCAAGTTTCTTATGCTTTAACTTCTTTTGCCTTATGTTTACAACATCAGCAAAAAGGCCTTCACCTATTCCCATGTAGTAACCTAAGAAAGTCCACCAATGCATGTATTCAAAAGACCTTACTTCTGTTCCTGCAACTTTGTTTACTGCTGAAAATATAAGCTGTTCATCTTGCTCCCAGTCCATCAGTTTGGGTTCATTGTAATCAGAATCTTTTTTTGAATCATTCATTTCCATAAAGTTCATTGCCTTTTCATAAGCTTCCATATACAACGAACTGTCCATTTCATCAATGTTCTTATAGATTATCCTTAAACATACAATTGCCTTTTCCTCAACTGACAAATTCTGGTCATTAAATGCAGCAAAAACATTTAAAATGTCCCTGAAGTCTGTTCTTATCGGTTCTTCCTTTTCGCCAACCTTTATTGTTTTAGGTAATTCACCTATCATTTCTTATACTTCTCCGTATACTTGCTCATTCTTTTTTCTGACTTCTGCATTTCATACTTAACTTCTTTTTCAACAATAGGTACAAGAGCTTCAATTACACGCATAAATAAAAATTCTCCACCAACCAATGAGATTGGAGACTGATGATTAAATATTATTTCATGCACATTTGCATTAAATATTGAATCAATCTTTTCGTGTACTACCTTTTCTGCTTCTCTTAAGTTGTTGGTAAACTCCTCTTCATTACCGTCCTTAAGCTTTTTCTCCAATGCTTCAAAATCTGACAATGTGTCTTCCATTCTTGTAAGAATGCCAAAATCCTTTGGGTTAAATCTTATTACCCTGTTTTCATCATTATTTATTGCAAATTCCTTATATCCTTCATCAAAACTAATACTCTGCATTTATGTTTGTTCTCCTCTCTCTGCTTTTAATTAAATAAAGGGGCACTTTAATATGCCCCAAATAAAATTATTTAACTGCCTTATCTGACTGTGTGCTCTGTGAAGCTGCTTCTGTGAATGTTGGTGTTCCATTTGCAATCTTAACTGTTCCCTCTTTTCTGTTACCATTGAATGTAACATCAAAAGGAATGTTAATTCCACCCTGAGAGCCACCATAACTCTGTGGCTTAACTACACAATCCTCAATCCAAGCTTTGTGTGTTGCTTCTGAATCACCTTCAATCAGCACTTCAAGAATCTTAGTCTTGCAAGCATCACCTGTAAGACGATTCATAGCAATGTTTCTAAGATTGTCATAAATTGCATCATCAGGATTTGCATAATATGGATCTGCACTCATGCTTGGCTCATATCCATTGTCATTTACTGATGTTTCATCAAGAATGTTTTTCACTGTTTCAGTATCAGGATTTAATTCAACTGACATGTCCTCAATGTCTTTACCAATCAAAAACCATTGAGGTGTACCTGTGCCACCGAAACTTGCATCAATGTAATGTGCTAAATAACTTCTTTTTAATTTCATTTACATTTCCTCTCTTTCAACTGTGTAAGTTGCATATATCTGTAACTGATACATGCATCCATCATTTATGTCACCAGTGGGAATCTGAAACAACATTGCATTTGCACATTCCACTGATTTTAATTTTCCTTTTCTCTTAACATTATCAACAACCACATCCAAGTCATAAGAGTTTTCATCCAATGATTCCAACCAATAGGATAATTCCAACAAAAAAGTGCTGTTTGAAAGTCTGTCATAATCATTAAATGCCTGATTGATTGCATACAAAACAAAACTGTGTCTTCTTGTCTGATTTCCCAGAATGTCTTCCTTTACCTTTGTGTCTCCTGTTGAAGAAAGTCCAAAGTTAACATCATCATTCTTTGTAAAATCAACGTGGATTTTGTTAGTAAACTCTTCAATCTTTGGATAATCTGTTAATATCTTTTTAACAAGTTCTATAATGTTCATGTATTATTATTCCTTCCCATAGCTATTGCCATTGCACCTTTTAATATGTCCTCTTTATGGTCTGCTTTCATTCTTTCAAACCATAGCTTTCCAGCCTGTGGATGTCTTTCCGTTGAGTAAGTAAGTGGTCTGCCTGTTGGTGTTTTATGTGGTGGTGACCAATAACCGGTTATGATTCCATTTTCCTTTATTGGAACGTTAGGCCCATATACTTCACCATAATACAAATATCTTGCATAAGGTGAATTGTACTGTATCTTTCCACTGCCTATCACTGTTCCGGCTGTTGCAGACTGTATCATTGCTCCTATATCCATTGGAGTGTACGGAACCATTAATCTCAACACTTCACTGTCAACAAACCGTTGAACCGGACTTCCTTCTTCTAACAATTTCTTTTTCTCATTGATTGCTCTTTGAAAATCCGAATCATCAAATCTGATTACATCTGTCATTTCTAATCACATCCCAACTCATAATGCCACATTCTTCTGTTTCCTATTAAGCAGGGTTCTATTGAAGATATTGTGTAAACCTTATGCTCTGCTCTTAGTTTTCTGTAACTTTCAGAACTTGCCTTTTCTGATGTTTCATCAAATCTTACCGAACACTTGCCAATCACTATCAAATCCCCTGTTTTAAAGGGCAATTCCTTTTCTGTTGGAACTGCAATAAACAAAGAATGAGACTTTTTTTCTCCATCCTTACTGTCATTGGAATTAGACTGTTGTTCCAGATAAACATTATAAAAATTGCTTTTAAATCCTTTTTCCTTTTCATAATGTGTAATGACATTGTTTGTAATCACTTTAACACCCCCTGTACAAAAGCCCTGTTCTTCCAAGCCATTTATGTACAATGTTGGCCACTTCTTTGTCATACCTTTGCTTCATGTTCTCTGTGGATTCATAGGTTACAGAATAGTTCTTTATTTTTTCGCTTGAAACTCCACTTGGCTTTTCGCTTATTTCATTCTCATATGTATTAATGCATTCAACCAATTCACAGCAACAGTTCTGAACTTCATCTACTATTTCTGCATTTTCCTTTAATCTGTTGAATGTATACATATCCATGATTCCCTGAGCCTTTATCAAAAGTTTGTGGAAGTCGGCAGATTTAATCACCGGCTTTCCACAACAATATTCATTAGCATAATATGAAAAGGACGTATATCTCCTATACATATTACTTGGAAGCAATCATTGTAACTGCTTCTGTAATGTCAGCGCTGTTAACAGTAATTGTGCCTGATACCTTAATCTTACCTGTTGCTGTTACTGCATAAGGATATGTACCTGGTCTAAGATTAAATTCAACACTACCATTAGCATCTGTCTTAAGCTTTGAACCATTAACATCTACTCTTGCGCCCTTAATTGCAACCGGACTTTCTTCTGTATCATCAGTTACTGTAAATGTAGCCTTATGTGTTGTTACAGGTGTTGCAGGTTCAAGATATGCAAAAGGACATCCAACTCTATCCTCATCAACTCTTGTTGCAGGATTTGGAAGTGCCCAACCAATTCTGAACACAACTCTAAGAGCAATCATGTCCTGCTGTGCAAGGTTGTACACTATTTCCTTTGTTGATGGATCCTGAATTACACCTTCTGTTAAAATCTTTGTAGTAACATCCTGTCTGATTGAATATACTGCCTGTGAGAAATCTCCAGCTACTAACTGTGCAATTGAATTATTGAATGCTCCGTTAACAGGGAACTGCATAGGTGTTCCATCAAGTGCATATGATGTTGCATCCTGCATTGACTTAACAAAAATTGGATTGCCTGTAGTATCCTTAATGCTTCTTAACTTAGCCTTCATATTAGTTGCTGCAATAACTCCACTTACTGCATATCCATCATCTTCAACCTTGGCAAAAACTCCATCTTCGCCAAGAATCTTGTCATAATAGTTTGGTGTTGAACCAACTGCAACATTGTTTCCTGACTGTCTTGCCAATGTAATGATGTCATTCTGCCACTCTGCCGGTCTGTTCTCACCAAAAATGATTGCACTGTCAACTCTCTGACCGATTGCTTCAATTACTCTTGGTGTAACTTCTCCCATAATGTCAAACTCTGCATCATCAAGAACCGCTTCAGGAATTGGTACGATAACTGCAAGCTCTGCTGCTGTTAACCATACATTATCCCAAGCCTGTTTTGATGTCTGCTTCATTCCTGTGTCACCATTTACCCAGTATGCTGTAGGTAAAAAGTCTAACACTCTGATTCTTGTCTGTTTTGATGTCATGTTAGGTAACTTCTTTGCCATAGCCATAAATGTTGATGATTTTGGTACATCCTGTGTAATGGCTTCCACTACCTGCTCACGGATAATTGCTTCCGCATTTTCTCTGTTAATAATCTCTGTCATTTCTTATCTCCTTTTCTCTGTTTATTCTTTTCCAAATAAGCTTCTTATTGCTTCATTTGCTCTTGTCTTTTTATCATCAGAACCACCACCTAATGGCATTGGTCCCGGTGTTGGTCCAACAACATATGGAACTTTCTTGTTTGGTTCAAACAAATATCCCTGTTCCTTAACCATTCCATCAAGAGCTGTTCTTATGTCCTTGTCCTGATTCTTGCTGGACTTAAGAGTTTCCACATCAAGAAACGGCATGATTGCCTTAATGTCTCTGGCCTTGTATTCGCTAGCAATACCCTTAACCAGATCATTAAAATCTCTGTCTGCAATACTTGCTTCATATTCAGCCTTGTTGGTTGCAAGTTCGTTTGTAAGATTTGTAATTTCACCTCTTAACTTTGCAACATCCACACCTTCAAAACTCTTCATTTAACTGATTTCTTAATGTTTCAACTTCTCCCTTAGCCTTTTCAATATCGGCTCCGTTTTCATTCATAATCTTTTCGATTACATCTTTTTCCAGTCCTAAGTCTTCTAAGAACTTTCTTTTCATATTTAAACATCCTTTCCGTTACGCTTTTATACGTGGTTGCTTCACTTACTTTTATGATATTTTGAACACTTTTACGTCTTATTCAGGACCATATAAAAAGACAGTCCTAAGACTGCCTGATTAACTATTTTTTATTTCTGCTTACCTGACTTGGCAAGTATTATGATTGTTATGCATATGAGCAATGTTATCTGCACAGATGTTGCCATAATGTACCTCCTTTACTATTTTAGGGTATAAAAAAAGAACCTATCTCTAAGTTCCTTAATTATCTACTATTAAATTTATAACCCCGGTGTTATCTCCTTAATGCCTTTGGCTGCATTATAGATTTTTCTCATTATGGAATTTTCCTGTAAGTATTCCAATCCCTTTAATGTGATTCGCATATTATTACATTCCACAATAGTTTCTCCTGTAATGTTTGTACTAACTCTTACACCTTTGATATAACCAACATCAGCCATCATTTCTATGTAACGCGACCAACGTTCCTTTGATACACCAAGTGCTTTATGGTCGATTATTGATATGTCAAATTCTGGTAAATCCATTGCTTTTTCCAAGGTTGAAAGAATCTTGTACACCGCTTTGAAATTATCCATTTTGCCTCCTTTGGGATATAAAAATACCACCTAGCCTTTTGACTAGATGGTATCTACATCTCTAAACTTTCTGCAAAGTCCGATTGTTCTTTTCTTAAATGCCTATACTCTTCTAATTTTTCATACGCATCACTTGGTGAACCCTCTATTACTTCATATCCTTTCTCATTAGAGAAACGCAAATATGGTTCTATTTCATTCCATATCTTTTCCATTTCTGGTGTTTTTGGTAATCTCATTTAAATCACTCTCCTAGTAATTTCTTTACTCTGTATTCTGTATATGTTTCATCATACTTTCCTTCCTCAAAGTTATCTGAAGCATAACTACTAATTCTGTTAATATTGTACCCCTTGTTAATAAGTTTATCAATCTTTTTCTTTGATTTATGTCTAATCCAATATAGATATTCACTACTGTCGATTATTTCTCCATATCCAATCCTATATGATTGTGCATCCATCCAGTGTATATACTCATGTACATACGTACTTAATACATTTTTAGGACATGCTGCATCTTTTTGCAATTCCAATAACTTTAATCTGCTTCCTATTGTCCTATCAATATAAAGTACATTTTTTACTGCATTATATGATGCCAAAGCTCCTGTTTGCATTTCTGAACTGTTTATTATTACAACTCTTGGTAAATTATCAACGTCACTTATTTTTAACTTTTTCAATGATTCAGATATGCTTAAATCAATGGTATGCAGTTCCTTTGGTTTAAGTCTGATATTATTAGAAACATATATGTTATTTTCTGCTGTTAGTACTTTATAAGTTGATATATTAATACGTCCCCTGTTTATCTCTGATACGTTGCTTTTATCTAAATTAACAGGTTTGTATGATTGTTCGATCATATTTTCTTTACTTATTTTGGTGTTTCCAATATCCTTTAACCCATCAACATTAACTCTGTCTCTGTGTTCACGTAATCCCATTTTTTCGCTGAAATCACTGTATTTTCTTGATAGTGTCTGATACTTGCACCTTGCAGCTATTACCTCGTCTGAATCATCTGCTAAACCTGATTGCTTTAATAAGTTAATGTCCTGCCTGTACTTTCTCATTGATGTTTCAAGTCTGCGTTGATATTGGGTAGCTTCATACTTGTTGTATTCCTTGCCATTGTACTCTTTTTTCTCGTTTTCCTGACTGTTTAATTCTTCCAGCTGTTCATCTGTATATGTTCTAACAGAAATGCCTGGAATGAACGGATAAAATGTGTGTCGGCAGTTTGCTCCACACAAGCCATCAACTTCACCATAACCTGTTTCTCTTATGAATGACTTATAAAGCACTCCTGCTTCCATTTTCTCTGCGTTTGGGTTTGCTCTGTCCCAATAAAACACTCTTCCCTGCCATACCTGATGTGTAGGTCTTGCTGTTGAATGCCAGCTTGTTTCAACGAACTCAGTATCAAGTTTCTGCATGTTGTCAGAACTTATTTTACTTGTTACCTGATTGACACCTGTAAGTATTGCTCTTCTTGCAGCAACATCTATTCTTGTGGATATTCCTGAATCATAATTAATGCTTCTTACTCCACTCCTTGTCATTTCATCTGTAACTTTTCTGATAATGCTGTTATAGTCAAACGTTCCGTTAAGCACGTGCATAACTGCATTGTCCATTGTATCCTTGAAATAATCATCAACTGTCTTGAATGTTTTTCTGCCATTTGGTTGTTTGACAGCAAATCCCATTGTCCTAGTGATGTTTTTCAACTGCTTTGCTGTTTGTTGCTTTGTTGCTTCTATCAATTGCTGCAATGCCATGTTTTCCTCAAATGGTATGAACTCCTGACCTACTGCCTGATATAAAGATTCATCTCTTAAATATCCTTCCCTTAAGGTATCAGAATACAATTGTTCTATTTCTGTATCACTTAAATTCAAGGCTTCCTGAATGTGTTTTTTTATGTCAGTCTTGTCAGCTCCCATATTGTACAGCCTGTTTAATTGCCAATCTGCTGTCCTTGTAATCTCACCGGTCTCTGCAATTCTTCTGATAATGTCATTCATGATGTCATTTTCCAAGCCTGCATATATTTCTTCAATATTCTTTGGAAATAATTCTAATTCATCTGACTTGTACACTATTCATCATCTCCTGATGTATCATCATCTTGTTGTCCTGCTAACTTCTGTGTTGCAACCTCTTCTGTCTCGCCATACCACTTCATTCTGTATTCAACTAAACTCATTGCACCCATTGCCACATCTGCCCTGTCCGTCTGACGTGCCTTTTCTGAATCAACAACTATGCTATCATCCCATTCAAATGAAGTATTTATCTCTCCTTCCGGTGCCAATCCATAAATGCTTGTCCAGAAGTCCATAGCTTTTATAAGGTCCTCTAATGCATTTTGTAAGGCATTCTGTGTATCAGACACCATTGAATAAGAACGTTGCTTACTGGTTTTTATTTCCTCTGCTGTCTTATCAACATTATTTGGATCAGAAAGAGTTCCATATGCAAGATTACAATCAAACTCAACTCTCTTAAGCTGATTGTTAAATCCGTTATATAAACTCTGGTCCCTGATGTCAGGTGAGTACGTGTCTATGAATGGCTTGTCTACTGCTCCTGAACTGTAATCAAGAGTTCTGTATAATCTGTCCTTTCCTCCCGGATATTCAAACTTGTCTGTATTCTCATTACGTTTTAACAAGCTTTCAGCAATATGTATTGCAGCTTCCTTTGATACATACTCCCAATCAATCTGCGAATATCTTTCATCTGCAATCTTGATTGAATCCACTGCCTTAGAATAAACAGAAACACCTATGGGTGATGTTGAATCAATTATGTTTGCCAGCGGAACTTTAAAGAATCCAATTGGTAACTTATCAACATTCTTAAACTTAAGTTCACTTTCAAGCATGTTCCACTTATCCACATAACTTATTGGTACCTCAGTCCCCAATATTTCAGGATTAGTGCTAACAAAAACCAGGTTAGTTATGGTCAATTCATCATTCTCTATGGTGTTTCTTTCTAATCTTGTATATATTTTTTTGTTTTTTCTAAACTGTTCTGTAAAAATGCAATCTGTTACATTTCCTGAATCATCAAATGACACCGGGAAGAAACAATCTGCCTGTATGTATTGGACTGCAATACCATTACTTGTTATGTATGGCTTAAATACAAGGCTGCCTTTTGCACATCCATATTCAACATACCTTCTAAGACTTTCCAGAACCTTTTTATAATATGGCTCTATGTATTCTGCTCTTTCACTTCCGGTACATTCACTCTTAAGTTCAAGGGTTACAAGTCTTGCAATCTCCTGTGATATGCTTGCAGGAAGATTGCAGCTTTCTGTTTCTCCCTTTATCCAGGGTGCCTTGCCTTTGTACATTGCATTCCATAATTCTATGTGTCCTGACATTACTGTAAGATATGACAAATCTACAGGATTATCAGAATGTTTATTTAATACTTTCCCTATTTGGGTAACCATGTTTGAATATCTCATACCTTACACCTCTACTCATACTTAATAAATCTGCTTATATCCCTTTCAAATGTATATTCGAATGCATCAAGCGAATCAATGTCACTTGTGCCATCATCCAATCTTTCATCAGATGTTAAGTTCTTTGGATTCCACAATGCTCCACATAGTGCATTCTCCAATGACTTGCAATGCTGTCCCATGTACTTGAATCTGCCCTGTCCCATCATTCTTTGAACGAATCTTATTCTGTCATTAATTGGTATCTTCATTGCGTTTTCTATTCTTAGCCAGCCTAATCCATTCTTTCTTGAAGTACTTCTTAATCCGGCTATTAGTGTCTGCTCTGCACTATCGCAGTACACGTGTGTTATGTGTCCATACAAATTCAAGACCTTTAAACAAAAGTCAACAAACAACTTTCCAAGCTTTTCAGGATCTATGTCATTCTGCGAGCAATCAATCCATTCTGATGCCAATGGAACAATATCCATATATCCTCTTGTATATCCTGTGGCACAAAATGCGTGTCCTGAACCACTACCACCAAAGTCCACACCTATGTTAATTTCCATTATGTTTAATGGTTTTTCATAAACCTTAAACGGATTAGGATTCTGTGTCTGTGCATCATTAAACAATTTGTATACTGCTCCTTCTGCTGCCACCCATAGACCTCTTATGTATCTGTCATAATAAACAGTGCCCCTATACTCATTGCATAGGTTTTCAACAAATTCCTTTGGCAAAAAAGGATTATCAAATATTGTGTATTGCTGGCAATATATGTCTGCATCAGAATCAAGGAATCTCTTAAACCAATGACTTGGATTGTCCGGGTTACACGCTCCATCAAAACAACTGTATGGCTTATCAAGACGTGACTTTAATAATTCAAAGACTTCCTTGTTCCACTCCGCAACTTCATCACCATAAACATATTTAAGTGATGAGCCTCTAAGTTTTGATACCTGACTTACTTTCTCAGCTCCAAGACAATAGGCATAATCTCCAAAAATACTAACAATGTTGTTTGAACCTATGTCTCCAATCAAGTTAGGGCCATATATTTCTCTCATTGGTTGCAAAACATTTCTTTCAATGGTTCCCTTTGATACTCCTATGATTGCATTTAATCCATCCTTGCCAACTCTTTCCCTTATTCTTGACGGAATGGTATATAAGTTATCCATATAAGATTTTCCTGAACGGGTCGCCCCGGTCTTTACGTTGTATCTGTGATTTGCATTCCTTACAAATTCCATCTGCTTATCACTTAGAACCATCTTTGTCACCTGCCTGTTTTTTAATCTGCATCAGTAATTCATCCACTCTTGATATTTCTTCCTCATTAGCCTTACCTGTTGCCCTGTCAACCTGAACATTGAGAAGTTTTATCCTTGCCCTCTGTTCAGAAGTTGCCATATCCATATGATTTGCCAACCAATCAAGAGCTCTCATCCTATCCATTAGCCTTACAGATGAATTTCTAAGATTAATGTCTGCTATTAAAGTCCCATCCACTTCGTCAGAGTTTTTGAATTTAACAACATTTAGCTTCTGCTTTAATACTTTCTCATTTCCATCTTTATCCTTAATCTTTACAGGGCCAAATGCTCCAATAACGTCCGTTTCTTCCTGACCAAAGGTTACGTAGTCCGTTATGTCTGCAAAGGCAATATCCATATATTTTTGGAATATGTCTTCTTCCGACAACATTTCCCTATTCAATCTGTTCTGTTTTAATTCCGTGATGCATTTTCTTATTTTTTCCTTTTGCAACAATCTGCAACCTGAAACTGCTGCAACATTATATTTAACACCATAGGCTTTCATGTATGCCTTGGTTGCATTAAAACAACGAACATAGTAAATGCAAAATAACCTTTGTTCGTCCGTTAGATTATCGTTTTCAACTACCTGCTCAACTTCATCAAAAGAAGTAGTATTTTGTATGCGTACTTTTTCCATTTTTGTACGCGTACTTTTTTGCCCTTTTCGATTCCAGTTATACCTTGTCTTCCAAGATTTTACTGTGCTAATTGATACATTATATTTCTCGGCTATTTCTTTATATTTGAAACCATTCATATAGTCTGTTTCTGCCTGCTCATATGTTTTTAATTCATTATTCACAACACCACCTCTCTTACTTTTGTGCATAAAAAATAGAGCCTTGCTAAATTGCAAAAGCTCTATTTATACGCAGGCACCCGGATTTGCACACGGGGTCTCCCTCAACCAAGGGACTCTCCTCCTGAGTTATAACCTGCTAATAATAAACAATTTTCTTAAAGAAAATATACGTTGATTAGACGTTGCTTTTCAGCTATTTATTATTTATATAATCATATCATTTAGAATTAATCCTATCAATTATTTTTCTTTAGTAGTTATAAAAATATTAATATGGAACCTTGTCATTATAACAAAGCTCCATACATAGTAATAGTCAATCGGAATTGAACCGATGCCTTGTCAGTGGCAATGCCATACATCAACACGTTCTGCCAGCCTAAACTATTTTCTATTACTCTTGCTATTGTACCATGCCTTATTCACCTTTTCAACCAACGCTCTCTCTTTGCTTGTTAAATTAGCAGCTCCTTTTTTGCTATCATTTTCCCTATGCCAATAACCATGATGTGTATGTGGGGACATTTCTTTATGCGGCGGATATAAGTCAATCTGCTTAACCCTTTTATTTTCATTGTCATAATAGGTTATATGCTTTATTTTATTCTTTTCTTCGTCAACCGTTACATATACACGACCTTTGGTCATTGTTTCCATTGGAGCTCTTATTGAGCCGTCATTTACGGCAATAAATTTTATATTTCCAGATTTTACAATTGTATGAAATTCTGTCCCGTATTTTCTTCCGCTAACACTTAGTCCGCTACTTGCTCCACGTCCGCCCATTACTTTTTTCTAAACCTTTCCTGAAAAGCACTCATATTAATAACTCTATCGTCTTTTATTTCACTTGGTACTTTTCCATAAAATAATATTTGTGTTGGTTCTAATATCTCCAACATTTCTTTGTACCCATTCATAAACAATTCCTTTGCCTGCTTATTTTTCTGTATTCCAACACTTGAAACTGCAACCGCTGAACCTTTTGGTTCTCCATCAAAACACCACTCAAAACTGTCTTCATTACTCCATCCGATTGTCGGTATTACACTGATTCCATTAATCTGCATATACGCACCTATCCAATGCTTTCTGTAATGGTTATATATTTGCAATGCTCTTGGATAATCGCAATACACACTAAAGTCAGGACTAAATATGTATTTAAACTGTTTTAACATATCAACGTATGCATCAGGTCTGTTCCAAATTCTTTCAAACTGGTAATCATATAAAAAGAAATGCACCGCCTTATTTCCACGTTCTTTACAGGTTTTTGCCTGATTAAATCCTATTAATTCACAATCAGTGAATGTTTCAGGACTTAACAATGGAATATCATAAGCTCCCACTCCCTCGAATGCTGCCTTTTGCAAATTCAAATAATTTATTTCCATAATCCTACTAACTCACCTCCTATTTCCCCACGAAAAAAGACAGCCTTTCGACTGCCTTAAGACGTTTTACCATAAATACTTTTAGAGGATTTCATTCAGATAAACAAAAGATAACAAAAAATTTCCTTTTCTGTTTTACTTTTTACTCTATCATTTTATCACTGATTAATGTGACATTCTATGACACGTTTAAAACCGGCTCAATATCTTTCAATGCATAGCCATGTAGTCTTAATACATGCCTGTAAGATATATTCATCTCCAGTGCTATCTCTTCCCATTTCTTGCTCTGGCAGTATCTCTTGTACAAAATCTGCTCGTATTCAGGATTGTTTAACTTCTGTATGTTGATTATTACGTTCGCTCTGGCTAAAGCAAATTCACGCATCAAATCATTCCACTCACATTCCTTTTCATTAATCTTGCATATTGTTTCTGCCATCTTATCCTGTGTTCCTGAAGACAGTACCCTCTCGCCCTGTTGGATTGCTCCAGTACTCACCACCATTTCCCTTAGGGTATCTATCTCTTCTTTTAGAATTTTCATCTTAGATTCAAGATTTCTAACCTGATTCAAGTATTCCTTTGCTGTCATTTCTTCCAAACTCTCAATCCTTTCTCTATTTTTCTGCATAAAAAAACCAACCACCGAATATTGGTAGTTGGTCTGTTTTTCGCTTAAGATATCTATTTATCTATTTCCTCTAACGCTGTGTTAAGTACACAAATAATAAAAGATGCCTTAAGGCTATTTCCAGCAATTGCTTGTATCATTTTTACAATTGCTATTGCTTTGTCAATTCCTGTATCGTCTTTTTCATATAAAGCTTTCAAGTTAAACAGAACATATTTAATTTCCCTAGGATCTGCCTTTTTAGCAATTTCGATACACTCGTTAAACAATTCTAATGTGTAATCTACATTTTCACACTTTTCTGATAATTCTTGATACAATTTGCTTTCTTTTTTTAAATCTGCCATATTATATGACCTCCTTGTTTTTTATATTTTAATTTTACCATATCATTTTACCAGAAAGGATTTTGGCGCAATTTTTGCAGATATAAACTACCAATATTCAATTGTCAACGTACTCTCTGCTCTACTCGAACATATTACTTACTACCCTAATCACCACGCTTCCATATCAAATTCTTCTCTTGGAATTTTTGTATTGCTAATCTTTTTGTAAATATCAACATACATTTCATCCTTGTCTCTGTTGTATGTAACCTCTGCATATTTATCGCCCATTGGCGGTCCCCAAATGGTACATTTTTTATATCCTAATTCGTGTGCAAACCATACTAAATCTAATTGCTCTATGCTGATATTTTTATTTAATACTTTAATTACTGCATTCTTTGCAGCCTTCTCAAATTCGTAACTTGTCATTCTATTCGCTCTCCTTTTCAAAATCATTTTTGTTAACATATTCTACAATTGCCTTGTTATCTCCAATAAGCATCACTTGAAGAACTACGATTTCTGTATTATCATATTGGAATAATCTAGGTTTTTCATCATTAAAAATATATGGCTTGTCTAACAACCCTCTTTAGGATGTGATTTTCTCAAAGTCCCGCTTACTGCATTAATGTTATAGTTAAATCTATTTACTGTTGTACTATCAAGCATCTATTCCACCGCCTTTCACTATCTCGACCACTTTGTGATAACCCGCAATACCAGTATTAGGCACTCTGCTATATTCCAATTGTTCTAAAACCTTATCCACGTCATAGGCTGTTGGAATATTGCACGGACTCTCCAAAAAGCATTTTGCTTTTAATATTCCGTTAGCAAGTTCTATCTCGCCTGACTGAAATTTACTTTCTGCATATTCAAATAATTTATCTATTGCTGTTTGCCTGCTTATTAAACCATTATTGTTCATCTTCCTACTCCTCTCTTACTGTGTAAATAACTCACTTATCCAACCACACTTTGAACATTCATAGAACCAACACTGTGCGTCAACCTGACTACTAAGGTATCTTAAAGCAAGTAACCTATTACTAGGTTTGTATATTCTCTTACCTGTATAGTCTCTGAATATCTCTTTTCCAGTTCTTAAATCAAATTCAGTTTCCATAGGGTATTGAATGTTTTCTATAATTCTCTTACTTCCACACTTGGGGCATCTGTTATCTTCTGCTAAACACCCAATTCTATCCATTTACTCCTCACTTTCTGCTAGTTTTGCATATTTCCAAAAATTTACATCATCTTCACCAGCCGTCGACCAAGAAGTTAAACCGTCATACCAAGCATAGACTTTTCCGTTTTTAAATCTAGCAAAATGTCTTTTTTGCCATTCTTCCTTTTCTGTATTTCTAACCAATATAGGTGTATCAACCTTGACTTTCGACCAATCAACTTCTGGCTCTTTGTATTCTGAAAGCAACCATTTTAATATGTTTTTTCTACAGCTTTCTTTGTAATACTCTTCCTTTGAAATATTGAGTTGTGCTATAAGTATTTCTTTACAATCACTGCATTTAGCGAATCTACAATTAAGCAATTTTCCATCTTTGCTAAAGCCTATCATTATTTTGGGGTTGATTACTCCCATATTAATCAATTCATCTTCAAATTTCTCTATATTTAACATTTCTCTCACTCCTTAACATTTCTTAACATTTATATAAAACTCAACTGTGGACTATCATCATTTATGTATAATTTTGGAACTCTTTCTCCAACCTTCAAATAGCCACAATTCGCTTCAACCAATTTTTGAGCCATAATTGGAACAACACTGTTTCCAATTCTTGCCACCTGCTTAGATTTCGGATATGGCTTTCCGTCAACTCTATCAATGATGTAATCTCGCGGAAAACCTTGCGCCAATTTTAATTCTTCAGGAGTCAACATCCTTAATAGAATATCTACAATTACATATTCGTTTCCCAATACTGTAATTAATGCAAATCTGTCTTTAGTAACAATTGTATGTAATGGACTATCAACGCTCTGTCCTGTTCCTCGTCCGTAGTATTCAACAATGAACTGACTAACCCAGGTACATTTAAGAGCCATATCTTCATCAATTCCAAATTCAAACAATTTATTCTTTTCAACTGCCAAAACGTTGACCTGACCAAAATGCCCGGCTGATGTTGTTATCGTATGAATAGGTTCTAATACACTTTGACCTGTTCCAGTTTTATAGAATTTTGACAGAAAAGCAGCTACGATTCCGTATCTATTGCTTGTATCAAGCGTCATAATCGGTTCAGACACATTTTGTCCTCTCACTTCTGCCTTTGCCGTCTCAGAATGATATTGAATGATGTACGGAGTACACATATAGTGCTTTCCACTTGTCACTATAGTTCCCAACGTTTCATCTGGACCATTTACCTTCGGTTTTTGATTTTTGTTCTCACCATAACCAATTGGTACGATATATGGTGTTATTTTTCCAAATCCATGCTTTGCTGTAATTGTTGATAAAGGATTATCTATGCTCTGTCCTCTG